CAAAATGCGAAAGGTCAATGTTAAATGTTCTATGCCATGAATTGCTTCATGCGAGGTTTCCCGACCTTGAAGAGGAAGCCGTCGAAGATATGGGGACGCTTCTGGCGGAGAGCTATGAAGAAATGGAACAAATTTCTTGATATGTTTTGACAAAGTAATTTCAAACAATTAAATCAACGAAATTATGTCCTGCAATTGCAATAATTCCACCTATGTCAGCACTTGCTGCCCTGACACTCCCTACCCGCAGGTATCGCATGAAAGCGTTCCAAGTTTGATTGATAATCTTGTTTATGCTCTTTATGGGACTATTGAAAAGTCTGTTGTAAGTGGCCGAGTTGTTTGGAATATTCCATGTGATCCAACTGATGATCCTGCATCAATTGTTGATTTTCCAAGGCTTGAAGGCGAAGGATTGCTGTGCTACATCATCCGTTATTTTAACTATGTTTCCCCAATTATTGATGATGTAGTCACTATTTCTGGCAATCAAACAATTACAGGTCAGAAAACATTCAACTGGATTAAACTGCCTGTAGGAACAACTGCAACTCGTCCAACTGGTCAAACGGGTCTTGTTCGCTTCAATACTGATCGAAACCAATTTGAAGGCTACAACAACACAACATGGTCTGGTATCGGAGATCAACCTGTAGGCGGTGGAGTAAATCGTGTTTTCTTTGAAAATGACATTACAATGACAGACAATTACACTATTACTTCTGGCAAGAACGCAATGTCAGCAGGGCCAATCACAGTAAACTCTGGAGTAGTATTGACAATCCCAGCAGGAAGCGTTTACACAATCGTATAATATTATGTCATTAATTCTCGACGGAACAGCAGGTTTGTTTGGCAATGTAACTGGAGGAGACATCTCTGGAAACATCATTGGACTGAACGGAAATTCTATTCCAGTAACTGCTACTGGCAGCACGACTGCTCGTTCGCTTGCAAACAGGTTTGCTGATGTGGTCAATGTAAAAGACTTCGGTGCGGTTGGTGATAATATAACTGATGATACGACTGCAATCCAAAATGCTATTAACTATGCAACATCTGTATCATCTGATATTTATTTTCCCAAAGGAACATTTAAAACAACTGGAATAAATCTTACTTGTGGATGTTCATGTAATTCTGGTGCTGTTATAATAAATCCAACAAATGCTACAACAACAGTAAGAATACCTCCCGGAAATTATACTGGAAGGGCATTCTATATTCCACAAATTGCAGGAGGATTGAATGGACTTTTAATTGATGGGGCAAGCCTTGCTGTTATATATTTAACAAATATTTCAAATGTGGTAAATGGATTACATTTACAAGTAAGTAATTCTGGAAATACTACTGTAGATAATGATATTTATTTTAACACAATCAATAATTGCTCTGGATCAGCAATTAAATTTTCTTGGCTTACAACAAGTTTAACTGGTGTTTTTCAAGGAAATATTATCAGAGGAAATTTCATTATTACTGTTAAATACGGAATTCATTTTTATGATGCAAATAATGGAGCATTAGGCCCATTGTATTGGGACGATACTATTATAGATGTTGCCGCCATCGACAATACTCCAACATATTCGGGGAATATAGGAATTTATGGAGAACCCAATCTTCCTCCATCAAGGTTTTTAGTAAAAGCAGAAAATTTCTTTGGAGGAATGGATCGTTGCATTGTTGGCGGATCACAATGGAGTAGATTTTATTTAGGATTCGATCAAGCTAATCTTGATTATAGTGATTTTGCAATTGCTGGAAAAGGAGTTACTATAATTAATACAGCAGAACCTTTTGATTGGAATCCTACTTTTAACACGCAATGGATTCCATTAACAACATCAGTCAATACAAGATCATCTTTTAATGGTGGCATTACTCCAAACAGAAATAGATTTGGTGTTTCGGTAACAATTCCAGTTGGTGGTTGGACTTCTGGAACTGAACAAACTTTTTTTGCATATCATGCTTTTTTAACTAATTATCTACCAGAAATAAAAGTTGAGCCGTTATTCACAGATAGTAATCTTTCTGTCTTGTGGGCTATTGAAAATAGCACTACGGGACTTGGCTCCCCATCTGGAGATATACCATATCCAAACCAAATAGCAATTAGATTTAAAGCAATAGGGAATGTTCCTGCTGGAACATATACTATGTTTTTGACTGTCCATCATACACCTTAAAAAATATGGAAAATAATTACTTCACATCACAATCATCTCAAGAAGTTCCAGAAGCAGAAATGCTAAATAAAGAAGTTGATTCAAACAAAAGACGCGAAGGAATTCGTGAGGTTTTTAAAAATCAATCAGATGAATTTCAAAAATTGATTGATATTGCTAAACAAAACAATCCATAAACCATGAGTGCAAACATTAAAGCATCACTATGAGTCTCATCAAAGCAAACGCAGTCCAAGTAGGACAATCACCGACAGCAACGCAAAACTTCACGCTGGCAGTCCCATCGTCACCAGACGGCACGATTAAGCTGGCACGGGGCAATGCAGGCGCAACTACGCAGGATGTGTTGAGTGTAGATGCAAGTGGAAATATCAATGGTCTTGTTCAAGCTACTGGTAGCACAACCGCTCGCTCGCTTGCTAATCGCTTTGCGGATGTAGTCAATGTGAAAGACTTTGGTGCGGTTGGTGATGGAGTTGCAGACGATACAACTGCAATTCAAGCTGCAATAACTGCCGCGACTCCAAATAAAACAATATATTTTCCGGGAACAGGAAAATATAAAATAACATCTACAATAACTGTCCCTTCTACAGTAAAAGTAAATTTTGCAAGCAACGCATCAGTTGTTCCATATACATCATTTATTGTAAATGGTATTCTGTATAGGGATGGATTTTCACCATATGATAGAATTGAAACAGGCGATCCTGTTGGATCAAATGAACACGGAAGATGTTTTGAATTCAGAACAAATTCTGAAGAAAGATCAAATTCTGGTGAGTATAATTATTCAAATATAACAATATCAAAAGATGAAGTTTCTTATGATTCGGGTGGAGGAAAAGTTGCTGGTTTAATTGTAAACCATAATTTTGGTGGGCCAAAGTCAAGCGGAGGCAGACACGCTATTCATGGAAGAGCATTACATGGATATGGTGGGCCAGCAACACAAGGGCCGCCAAATCCAGCTACAATAGACAGAAATTATGTTGGAGTAGTTGGTCAGGTTCTAACAGATGCTTGGGAAGGTGGAACGGCAGGCTCTCCCAAAGGAGCATTTTTTGGAATTAATGCTTATGCTGGAGCAGGTGGAAACTCAACATATATTTTTAACCTTACCTCTGGAGAATTTAATACAGATATTGCAACTGGAGATGTGAATCGAGTTTTTTATCATTCTGGAATTCAAATTGCATCTAACATTGGAACAAGGGGAACATTTGTAGATGCAGCAATAAGCATTAGCAATCTTGGCGGTTCTCCCAACACATGGAGTAATGGCATTTTAATGGGAGCGCAAAATGGAGCGAATGCTCTTGGAACTGACTCTACTGCTATTAAGATAAATTCACCGCATAACACCACGATTGATGTTACCGGAATTAATGTTCCATATATTTTAAAATCAAATAATGTAGAAATATTCAATCAGGGAATTAATGGGGAAATTAATTTAGGAAGCAAAACTGCTGTAAGCTCTCCAAGAATTAATTTTTATACTAATGGGACAAATGTAATAGATTCAACTATAGCAACTGGAATTGGTGTAATTGCACTTCAAGCACCTTTAACTACAGTGCGAACAATTTTACCAGAAGTAGACAATTTAACTTTTTGTGGAATTGCATCCAAACGCTGGTCTGCTGTATATTCTGCTGGTGGAGTTATTACAACATCAGATGAAAGATCAAAACAAAATATTGAATCAATATCTGATAAGGAAAAACTTGTTGCTCAAAAATTAAAAACTATTATTAAAAAGTTTAAATTTAATGATGCGGTAGAAAAAAAGGGAGACAAGGCAAGAACTCACTTTGGCGTAATTGCACAAGAAGTTAAATCAGCATTTGAAGATCAAAATTTAAATCCAGACAATTATGGATTGTTTTGCTACGATGAGTGGAATGAAATTAAAGATTCGTTCAATTCAGATGGAAGCATTTCAATTAAAGGAAATAAAGCTGGAAATATTTACGGAATCAGATATGCTGAACTTTTAACATTTATTATATCAACATTATAAATAACATGAAAATTGAATTCAACGAACAACAATTGCAGGTATTGAGCGCAGCATTGGTAGAATTGCCATATCGTATGGCAGCACCATTGATTCAACACATCAACCAACAAATTAAAGAGCAGCAGGCGTTGGAATTTGACGCTCGCAGAGAAAAAGCAGAAAATCACCCACAAGTATGAGCGCAAACATTAAAGCATCAGTAGACGGAACACAGGCAATCATCGGCGTAGGTGGCGTTGACCAGATGACAGTGAGCAACGCTGGCGTAGTGACGGCAAACAGCTTTGTAGGGCTAAATAGCTCCAGCGTGACGGCAACTGGATCGACTACGGCAAGAACATTGGAAAATAGGTTTTCTGATGTCGCTAATGTGCTGGATTTTGGTGCTGATCCTACTGGAGCAGTTGATTCTTCAACAGCATTTCAAAATGCTTTAAATGTTATACAAACAAAACCCAATGGTGGAACTCTTTTAATTCCACCGGGAACATATAAAGTTAATCAACAATTAAACTATTCAAACAATAATCTTTCAATTCTTGGATTCGGTAAGGGGGTATCTAAAATAATTAAAACTGTTTCAGATCCAACTGGAAATATTTTTAATTATACAACATCAACTTTAAAAATTTTAATTGTAAAAGATTTACAATTTCAAGTTACTGGTAATCCCGGTAATGCCGGAACAGCAATTAACGCTACTTGGCCTGTTGGATTAGGAGCAAGCACTTGTTGTCATATTGCAAATTTAGACTTTGGATATTTTAATGGAAGTGGAGCAAATAACAGATTTTTAAACTGCCTTAAACTAAAGGGTGCTGCTGAAACATCAATTACTAATTTTTCTTCTCAATTTGTTGATTCCTTAGATACAACGCATATTAGACTTGATTGTTATAATAATGGCCCAGCTTATGGCGTTTTAATGCAACATATATTCATAAATGGTGGCAAATATGGAATACATCAAACTGGCTGGATGGAAATGTTGATAATGCAGTCTGGAGAAATTGTTGGACAAGAAATATGTATTCTTTGCGATTCATCTGCATCTCTTATACCATCTGTTCCACCGGGTAGAAATCCTGTTTTAAATGTTGAATCACTTCATTTAAATGGAAAAGAATGGGGGCTAAAAATAATTCAATGGGATGCAGTAATGTTAAGAAACTTGCAATTGTATCATGGTGTGGGTGGAGGAACTGACGTTAATGGAGGAAACATTAGTATCCAAAAAAGTAGAATTTTATCAGTTATTGGATGCACGTTTGATAGCCCATTAGCTTTGCCAATTGAAGATTTTGGATTGTCTTTAAAAGAATGCAATGAATTTATTATTGCAACAAATATATTTAGAAGAAACACACGAACAAGTCTATATATAGAAGATTGCTATCAAGGTAAAATAACATCAAACAATTTCCTGCCAGACCCAAACACAAATTATGGTATATATGTTCAAAACAATATTTCACCAACTACATTTAATAAAATAAGAATAACAGATAATTCATTCGTCCATTATGGATATGGTATATTCATTCAATCAGCCCCATCTGACTTTGATGTATTAAATAATAATTTTGATGATATTGCTGGAGTTCCAATCTTACTTGGTTCACCTGTAAATATAGGACAGCAAATTTCAATTCAAGGAAATAAAGCACTTGCATGGCAAAGAAAAACTTTAACAGATAATAGTGCAACTCCAAGTGTTAGCGGAGCGCAAGAAGGGTTATGCAATCTTCAAAATACAAATCCTACAACAATTACTAACTTTACTGATGGTTATCCATGCCAAGAACTTGATATTAGAGCAAGTAATGGCAACACAACAATTCAAAATAACGCCAATATTATTTTGCAAGGTGGAGTTAATTTTACTATGGTTAGTGGAAATATATTGTTTCTTAAAAAAACAGACTCTGGCTCAAATAATTGGTATGAAACTGGAAGATTAACATAATATATGAGCTACTGCACACCATGCCCACCATGCGACACGAACTTTCCGTTGTTGTGTGAACCACTTGAATAATATGCCATACACATCCAAAAAAGTAAGTTTGCCAGAGGGCTTTGTTGACCTTGGCGAAGAAATGAAGCCAATGACGGCTATTGAAATTGAGCGCGAACCTGCTTCCGTTCACTATCCTTCTCTCTATTTTAGCAATGCTAAAGAGTTGATGGATTTTCCAAAAGAAGGAACTGCTGTCATTCACTTCAAGAAGGTCATGGAGAAGAAAGAAACAATCATGCGCGATGGCGAAGAAAAGAAATGCTATTGCGTAGAACTTGAAATCCACGGCATCAAATCCAATGGCAAATCCAAAATGGAGCCAATGATGGAGGAAGAAGAGGACGATGAGGACGCTATCGAAAAAGGCTTGAAAGAAGCCGAGGGCGAAGAGGAAGAAACCGAAGAAGAATACGAAGATTAATTTTATGGCACAAGACAAAACCATGCCTCCAACCGAGGCTCCAACACCAACACCAGAAGCGATGCCGGGGGAAATGGCCGCACCAACTCCTGACATGGCTGCCCCCGCTGGCGGCAAGGTTATGGTTCAAATGCCATCTGATGCGTTTGATTCTATTTATACCCTCGTTAGCCAACTCCAATCTGGTCTTGAAACCCTCAAGGCTGAAGTTGATGCTCAAAAGGGTGGAGAAGCCGCTGCTGTTGCCGAAGAAATGGCTCCAGAGGCTGTTGCAACCGCTGAAGACGAAGAGTTTCTTAAATCACTTGCGGCAGAAGGTTCGATGCGATAATGTCGCGCCATGTTTGTATCGCAGATTTTCGATGAGTGCGCTGGGATTTTAGGGACTACTGACAACAGTAAGATATTTCGTAAAATTCAGCAGGCAGTAGCGACATTGATGGAGTCTGGTCACTGGACTCACTCTGTCGCTGATGTTGATGTATGCACGGGCTGGGATCGTTGTTCTATCACGCTTCCTCGCAATATTGATGTTCCTCTTGCAGTCAACATTGATGGCTCTCCGACCTACTTCCGCAATCGTCTATTCCAATACCATGTAAACAAAGGCGGAATGTTTAATTCCGTTGAGTGGGCATGGGATGATCGTGGATATGTTGCGACACTCATGGACATCATTCAGCCGTCACAGCTTGTCGCTGTTGCTGAATTGGAGAATGATGTTGGCAAGACTATTCGCGTTCTTGGAACTGACCAAAACAATCGCACTCTTCGTTCGCAACTTGCGAATGGAACTGGTGTCGATGGTTTGCTTATTCCGATTCACTCACAAAGCGATTTTGCGTATGGAACGATTACTCCAGATGATGCTACTGTAAAGACCCGTAGCGTTGCTATTACGCCAATCAATCTGTTTACAAGCACAACTGCTCATGGATTGTCTTCTGGTCAAGGAATGAGCGTTACAGCGGCTGGAACGATTCCTGTAGCGTTGGAGAATGGGCAGACATACTACATTGGCGTAATTGACGCATACACAGTCCAGCTTTTCAATGATCCGCTAAATGCTCAAGCATTGGATTATCCAATCAATCTTCAGAGCATTGTTGGTGCTGGTAATTTAACATTCAAAGATAGCCGCGAATCACAGGTTGTAACTGCCCTACAGCTTTCTCAAGCACCAGAATTTACGCTTGATACTGCGAATCAGATTACCTTCCCAACTGGTCAGTCACTACCTGCTCCATTAAAGTCTGAAACGACATACTATGCGAATGCCGAGGACTCCACGCATTTGACAGTATTTGAGACAGAGAATGATGCTAAAAAGAATATCAATCCAGTTTATACTACTGGAACAACTGGCCCTGTTCCTCCTGCTCCGGGGACTCTGAATGTTGATATTCGTAAAAAGATTGATCCGCAGACAACACTTACTTTCTCTGTTCGTCATTACTACAATGACGGAGATCAAGTCCAAGCATTTACAGCATCTGGAAATCTTCCAAAGCCACTCATTGCGAATCAGAACTACTTTGTAAATGTTATTGATCCATTTACTATTTCACTTCACGAAAACCAAGCTGATGCTCTTGCATCTACTCCAACGAGCCTTGTAAATCCTATTGTCCTTAAAGACTCTGGAAGTGGAACAAATTCTATCGTCAAGCTAATTACTGCTACTTCTACAACTGGAACATCTTCTCAGATTACCGCGCCGGGGCTTAATATTCCAACTCCTTCTGGTTCTGGAGCGCAGTTTCAAGCGGTTGTAGTTGGTTCTGTGGTTTCTGTGGCTGTTACCGCTGGCGGCTCTGGATATTCATCTCCTCCAGCCGTTACATTTTCTGATCCTCCAACTCAGCCTGCTGGTAGCACGATTGCTACATCTACTGCTACTGGATACGCTATTCTTGTATCTGGGGCTGTAAGCCAAGTTGTCATTACAAGTGCTGGTCTTGGATATGTTAATCCTCCAACTGTATCGTTTGACTCTGGTGCGGCAGCGGCAACAGCAAGGATTCAGACATCGTTTGTTTCTAGTTTCAAGAAAATCTCTGGTGGCTTGAATTATGCTGAACCTCCTCAAGTAAGAATTTCTGGAGGTGGAGGAACTGGAGCAACCGCTACAGCAACTATCAACAATGCTGTATTGAGCGTTTCAAGCCTAACCACCGCTGGTTCTGTTGCTACCGCTACAACATCTGCTCCACATGGATATAGCGTTGGTCAGTCAGTAACAATTACTGGGGCTACTCCAAACGCATACAACGGAACTAAAGTTGTTACATCTGTTCCCCTGACTACCACCAGCGTAACTGGCATTACTCGCTCTGGAAGTGTTGCTACAGCGACTACAGCGACCCCTCACAACTATTCCACTGGAGATGTTGTGACTGTTAGCGGAGCAAGCCCTGCTGGATATAATGGAACTTTTGTTATTACTGTTTTCTCTAACCCTAACGAGTTTACTTATAGCGTAGCCTCTACGCTAACCACTCCTGCAACTGGAACAATTATATCAAGCGTTCCCGATCCTACTGGAACTACATTCCAATATGCAATCGCATCTGGAACAGCTTCTCCCGCGACTGGAACAATTACTGTATCTTCTGGAGAAGTAATAGAGTTGAATATCATTACTAGTGGAACTGGATATACTTCAACTCCAACTGTAACAATCACTCCTTCTACTGGCGTATTTGTTTCATTTACATCAACTGGAACATTGCCAGCACCATTGGTTTCTGGAACGGCGTATCGTGCTGAAGCACCGCTTAATACTTCTACTGGAAACTTCACAGTAAAGGGTGCTGACTTCGGTGATGTAAATATCACATCTTCTGGAACTGGAACATTGTATGTATCATTGTCTCGTGCATTTAGCGTGACATTCAACAACAATTGGGAAGGTGACTTTACAAATCTCGTTACTGGACAAGAATTGTATTTTGGAACTGATTATCTGCTTCCTAATACAAACCCATCTATTGATAATGGAGTAACCCCATTTTATCTAAATAGGATTAATAATACTACTGGCAAGATTTACGATAGCTTGGTTAATGCAAATGCTGGTGGATTAACTGGTCTTATTACGATTACTTCATTCGGCTCTGGTCAGTCTTACTACGCATTGAGGAAATCATTCCGTTCTTTGCCATTCAACAATTTGATTATCCCAAGCGAGATTGAGTATCTTAACGAAGACGAGATCGTGCGATTCTCTACAACAAATACGCTTCCTTCTCCGCTTCTTGCCTCTACCGACTATACAATCAAGTTAGAAGGCAAATCGTTCAAGGTTTATCTTGGATCAACATTGCAAGTTTTAACCACTCCGGGGACTGGTCAGTTGAGCCTAGATATTATTCGCACATTCAATGTCTCTCCATCTACAAGTATTGATGCCGACCAAGCCCACTTCAATACTGGTGATGCCGTTGTTCCTCGCGCCAAAGAGGGCGATGTATTGCCAACTGGATTGACTTCTGGAACGACATACTACGCTCGCAGGCTAGATAACAATTCATTTGAGCTTTACGACACGCTTGCACACGCCAAAAACACATCGTCAACTACTGGACGCAGGACATACACGACAACTGGCGAGACTGTAGAATCAACATTCTTTATTGATTCAGTAACATTGCCAACATTTGTGAAGTCTGTATCGCAAGTCGATAAACCAATTACTGAAGGCTATGTGTCGCTTTACGCTTACGATTATGGCCGTAGCAATGACATGACTCTGATCGGTCAATATCATCCATCTGAAGTCAATCCTCAATACCGCAGGATTCGCATTGGCAAGCCTTGTGCATGGGCTAGGATTTCTTATCGCATCCAGACTCCAAGCATCACTAGCATCTACGACTTCATCCCGCTAGAGCAAGAGCGAGCAATCATCACTGCTGTTCACGCTTGCGATTTGGAAGATAAAGATTTCGCTGATCAATCAGCTCGATACTGGCAGATTGCTTTTTCATATCTCAAGAATCAGCAAGAGAGCATTGATGGTCATGCAATGTCAGTCCCGCAAATAAATGCGATCACATATGGTGATACGACTGACCCAGTAATGTTCTAATGAAAAGCGCACAGATAACTTCAGGAAGAGAAGTAAAGGTTTCTTCTGGTTGGATTCTTGGTGTCAACTCAGTAAGGAATCCGTGGGCATTACCAGATAATCAGATTAAGTGGGCAGTAAATTGTTCTGTTCGTGGTGGAGTTGTCCAGACTAGGCCGGGATACTCAATGCGTCTCTCGCTTCCTCAAGGCAATTTCCAAGGAGGAATCTTTTTCTCGTCAAATAAGCAAGCAAGCGCATCAGACACAATCGTTCAAAATGGAGTTGCGAAAACAATTCCAGCGCAAATCTACAATCCAGATGGCACAACATCTGTTGCTGATGAATTGCCGTTTGTAGTGTTCGCAGTTAACGGAAATGTTTACTACTCGCCATTCCCCTTGACTCAGCCGAAAAACTGGGAGGATTATCGACTCAAAAATATCAAGCTAGACCCAAGCGTTGACCAGTTCGTTTTCACTCTAGCAACGCAAACCGCACAAGTTTCAACTGGTGGTGATGTCACAGTAACCCCATCGCATCGTATCGTTGTAATCCAAGATGGCATCTCTGCTCCTGCCTATTGGGATGGATCGAATACAACAGGAATCCAAACAACTTCAATTCCAATTGGATATTGGATGGCATTTAGCGGAAATCGACTTTGGGTTGCATCAAAGAACATCGTTCTAGCATCTGATTTAGGTGATCCAACTTCATTCACGGAACGACTGACTGGGACTGGCCGTGGAGACTTTGCATTTGCTCGTGTTGTTACTGGAATGACGAATTACATTGGTCAGGATAATGACACAAAGTTAATCGTTTTCACTGATCGTGCGACATACTCACTGGCAAGTGGAATCTACGATAGAACTCAATGGGTAACTACTGCAAATTTCCAAACAACATTGTATCCGACGATTGGTTGCGTTGCTGGCAAATCTATTTCGTTTCAAGCTGGACAAATGTGGTGGTATTCCCAAGGCGGACTAATATCTGCTGACATTGCGGCGTCAGTGTATGTTACATCGGAGTCGCTTTATCGAGATGTTGAGATGGCTCGCATCAAAGCATACATGGCTGGAGATACATCCAAGATTTGCGCGATGACATTTGAGAATTACCTTCTGTATTCTGTGCCTTATCTGGAGACTTGCAACTCTGCTACGATGGTTCTTGATTATGCCCCAGCAGGAGAGTGGGGAAGTCAAAAGATTCCAGCATGGTGTGGTGTTTGGACTGGAACTCGCCCCGTAGAATGGATTTCTGGCGTTGTAAATGGCGCGCCTCGTTGCTTCCATTTTTCTGTTGACTACTCAGCAACAAATGATGGCTCATACAACCATCTTTGGGAGGCATTCACTGAGCGCAGGGCGGACACCTATTTCGACATAGACCCAGATGGGGGAATCATTGAAAAAGTCAATCGAATTTATTGCCAGATGGAGACTGGTCTTCTTGGTGATGGCCTTGATTTCAAGCAATTCCAGTATGGTGAAATTGAGGCTTGTGAAATTGGCGGAA